ATATTTTCTAAAAGATTCATTAGCATCAATTTCTGAATCTCCGAATACTCCAGAGAGTGTTTCTCCCACTACTGATACTGTATTTTGTGCATAGTTGTTTGTGAGAGCATAAAGGTTTTCAAACATTACCCTTGAAGAACCACGAACAAAGGGAGCCATGTTGTTGTAAACTGGTAGCGGATCTATGTCATCAACAACCTTAATTAATTTATTATTTATATATAAATAAAATCTTCTAGTTGTTCCAATATCTTGATACTCTACACCCAAATCATATACGGTTGGCTTATCTTCACCAGAGAGCCTATACTGGCCAGTAAATCTTCCATCATCTACAATAATACTTGTTAGACCACCCCACAACTTTACTGGTATAGCATTGTTGTTAGAAGCATCTTTTTTAACTTTATAAAAAACAACATTATTAATATTTATCTCTGACTGACCGCTTTGATCAAGTTTTAAATAAGACTCGATGTTTGTTTCTGTTAGGGCAACAATTTCAAAATAATAACCGTTGTTTGTTTCTGGATTAAGCATAACTGCTAATCCTCCAGATCCTCCGCCAATACTTACGTTTTGATTTGTCTGTGCTCCATTTACCTGATAATAAGAAATGCTACCAATTGGGGTTTGACCACGATTTTCGTTGGCTTCAATCTTACCGATAATTCTCATTCTTGCACCAAAACTTTTATATGCATTGTCTAATTGTTTATATTGATAAGAAACAAAGTTAATTGGTGTCTCTGTTGTTTTAAAAGATGGGCCATTCATAATAAGTGCTGAAGACTGAACTGTTCCAGACTGAGTAGACTTTAAACTATTTACGTCTGTTTCTGTTAAATAACTAGTTGACATGAAGTTTTTAATAACTCCATTTCTTGTTGTTTGACGTGCAAGAGTGTTGTTAACACCAGCAGCACCTAGCGTTGTTGCTGGAACAGAAAGATTTTGATCTAGTGTTGTTGTAAATAAATATTGTGTTTGCATGTTGCACCCACGAATATAGGCATTGTCTGACCAATAAGAACTAATACCAGCACTATGGTATGTTACTGGTGTTCCAAACTGTCCACGTCCGTGCTCATAAACAGCACCCTGCTGTAACCTTGTTAATCCATCTACAGTTTCGTAGTATGGCGTAGAAAATATTCTAATTAATCCTGTTGGATATATTTTTCCATTAAATGGTATAGATGCAAAATATTTTTGATACTCTTGGTTACTGCTAATCCAAACATTTCCAGTTCCAGTTATATTAAACTCTGCTGCATCATATCTAATTATTTCTCCAGAAGAATAGAAATATCCCTGATATCTTGTAAGCCAATATACATTTTCTCCAATATCAAAAACGTTGTTTATTACTACACCGTTTTGAACAGTTGGAACTTCTGCGGTTAGGTCTGAATTAATTGGCATTGCTCCAAGAACATATTTTCCTTGCTTAGAAGCAACTTCGTTAATAGTCTTAGTGTTCTCAGTGCCAGACACTTCCCATAGAAGTGCAGGCTTGTATATCCAAGTTTTATCTTTATCTACCATGCTTGACTGTCTTATGCTTCCATAAGATCTTTGAATATATCTGGCTGTATACGAGATGTTTCCGCCATTATAAACCTTTTTATCTTGAGATGCAATGCTTATAATGTTTGGAAGATTTCCTGACGTACCGTTTTCAATAACACCAGAGTCTGTTTGGTTATTAGTTCCAGATAAAACAAAATCTGTTGGTCGCTCATCTAGCGCTGGCATTAAATAGTTTTTGCTCATCACAATAAAGTTATTATATTCATCAAAGAACATTGCTGACTGTGTTGCAACTGCCAACTGATTTAGAACCTCTGCAACGTTTTGATCAGGTGCTACAAAAAAATATGGAATAACTGGATCTGATTCTGTATCTAGTCTTCTAAAAGAATAGTTGCTAAATCCAATATAGTCTAACAAAGTAACAATTGCCATGCTTAGCGATGTTTCTGTCATTAACAACCTTGGCGCTGGCATTGACTCTAAGAAGAAGTATAGGTCTCTTAACTCTAAAGACAGGGTTCCGCTTGTTATGTTTGCCTGTGGCATACCTTCTGAGTACAATGTTTTAATTGGAACATAGTAATCAAAACCATCTACATCAACAAGTATTTCATAAAAATTAAATTTAATATTTTTTCTAACATAGTCAGCAATAATGCTAGAAGTATTATATTGATTAAATGCTTGGTCATCATCAAACAAAGATACACTTCCAGTAGATGCTAGAAGTTGACCTACTGGTAAAGAGGTAATGCCAATATCTGACAGTGTTTTTGTAATATTAAAATCTATAACCTTGTCTGATATATCTACCACTAGTCTTGGAGACATCTCAATTAAATCAAAAGTAGAATCAAATTTATTCATTACCTCTACTATAATTCTCATACCCTGAACATAGGCAAACTCTCTATAAACTGTACCGCCATTAATCTCATCAGTAAATTCTTCTGGAGATGTTAGGTCTGTTACAAAGTTAGTTTGATTTGTTATTGTTTCTGATCCTAAAGCCCAACCATATTCTGGAACAAAAGAATCATATCCATCATCTGCTCCAGTTCCAGTATAGATATAAAATGTACCCTTATCTCCAGTTGTTGGTATTACAAGATATGCGTACCCTATTGGTGCTACATCAGGTCTCAATGTTACAGATGAAAGAGTTTCAGCATAAATAAATATGTCTCTATATTGTTCTGGTATTACAAGGCCATATTCTAGTTCTACGTATCCATCTGGACCAACTATTGCTGATCCGTCTGCACGAGTATCTGTTTCCAAGAAAGAATATGCATCTACCCAGTTGTTATTATTTAAATACTGAACTCTCCATCTTGATGGACTTGTTTTGTTAGCATCTCCAAAAAGTGGATCATCTATTGGTCCAGTGCTTGTAGCAAAAGGACCAAGATCAACCGTACCAACATTTGTTTGCATTTTTACAACAAGTCTGTTTGCTGGAACTGGGTTTTTGTAAACAACAAAAGGAACTGCATCTTCTATATAGTTAAGTCCATTAGATATGTTATTTGCAATACCACGCTCAAAATTATCTTCTGTTCTGTAAGAAGTCCAATATCTAAATTCATCATATCTTGATGGCATGTAGTATCTTGGTCTTTCTGCCATGCTTGCGCCAGAGTTAGCAATATATCTACCTGAAAAATAAAGTGGCTTATTAATTCCAGACCTTGGTCTAAATGGTTTTGTGCAGTCTTCTAAAGAATAAATCATTTTCATTTTATCTTTTTGTAAGGTAAACTGTTGTGGAGTATTGTTATTGGTAAATCCACCGTCAATAACAACATCTGCATCTGTTGCTCCAGTGTAGTAGTTGCCAGTATCAAGTATGTCAAAACTTACTGGCAGTGTAAAATATTGAGAATCTTGCGTAGTTGGTCTATACCTATAATTTCCCACCTTTTGAAGATTGTCTGGCATATTCATATTCCATTCAGCCAATACTAATGACTGAAGTCTTATTGTTGCAGATGTTTCTAAATATGTCTTTAATGCTTCACTAACAAACATTTTAGACCTCTTCCAGTGTTACCGAAATATTCCAGAAATCAAAGTTGTTCCCGCCACGTTTTACAATTGAATAACTAAAGTCAGCAAAATATACCTGAACTATTTGATTGTATTGTGCAAGATGTCCAAATGCTGCATTGTCATCACCAAAATTAGAATACTTATCATATGCTAGATACATCCAGAATGGACCTTTATGGTTTTCATACCAGTCTAATATTTCTACTCCTCCAGCACCACCATCTGATGTAAATTCTTGTGTAATGTTTTGGTATGGAGACTTACCAGTTGTTGTATTAAATTCAGCATTTTGAAAAAATGCACGAGATGGTAATAAATTCCAAGACCAACTAAATCTTAACTTATCTGCTATATGATATGAGCGCATACGTCCATTAATTGTTCTTTGTCTTTGTTCAAGTCTTTCTTGATTAATATCAATTGCCCCACGGTTATCATCTGATAAAATTAAAAATTGATCAATTAGATCTGGGTCTGTTTGTGCTGGTACGCTTGCCCCTACCTCAAAGCCATTGGGCACGTATAGGCCATTAGACAGCGTTCCAGGGTTATCTGACCATAGAACAGCCTGTGGTCGTTGATATCTACGTCTACCAGTGATATAGGCGCTTGTAGCCATTATACTCTTTGCCCTCTAACTCTTTGTGAATCAATTTGTTTAATTTGTGTCATAACTGCCCTAGCAATATCATCTGGATTTGCATCAGATTTAACATTAACACTTAGATTATAATTATACACCTTCTCGCCTTCATAAGAACCAGAATTTATTGCCTTCATTTTATCAACACCATATGAGTTAACAGCATACTTACTCATTACAAATTCTCCAGGAGTTAGCATTGCTGGCACTATATCTGTTCCTCTTGCTGCACCGCCAATAGAAAAGTATTTAGGCTTAACCATTCCACCAGAAGATAAAGCCATCATGTCTGTCGATCCGCCACCACCACGTCCATTGCTAGACATATTTGGATCAACTGTTGGCAAGGTTGCATCGTATGCTGCTTGGGCTGCTGCAAGTCGTGCTGCGGCTGCTGCTGCAACTTTACGGTCATATGCAGCATCTGCTCCAGAGCCAATATTTTGTGCAGAGTTTGCTGCTGCTTCATCTGCTGCTGCTTGTGCTGCATCAAGTTCTTCAACTAGTTTTATAAAATCTTCAAATGCTTCTTTACTTTCTGCAGTATCTGCTGGAGGAACATATTTATTTAAATCTTCTCCTCCACCAGAAGCAACTGCTGTCTTTGCGTTTGCTGCTGCTGCGGCTGCTGCAATTTGTTGCCATAAAGAAAGTACACCATTTAAGTACTCAATTGTTTTTAGTATGACATCATTGTATTCTCCAGCAGTAATCTTTGCAGCCATTTCTGCATCTGCTGCCGCCTGCCAAGCATCTCTTTGTGCTTCAATATTATCAAGTCTTGCTTGTAGTTCATCTCTTACTGCTTGAAGACTAGCCTGTGCTATTTCTAAAGCGTTTTGTGCTGGCTCAAGTTGAGAAATTTTAATATTATAAATTTCATCTTCATATCCACGAATAACAAGCATTGCTGCTTCACGTTGTTCTTCAAGAAGGTAAATAGAATCTTCAATAAGTTTAATTTCGTCTAACTTAATTTTTCTTGCTTGCTCTATTGCAAATATTTGATCTTGCTTAATTTGAATTCTTGCTTGTACTGCTTCACGCTGTTCTTCAAGCATAAATATTTGTTGACTAATAGCAAACTGTGCTTCTTCAATTTGCTTTCTTGTAAGTCCAGCGGCATTTCTTAGTCTATCTAGTTCTAGTTGTCTTGCGGCCTGCAATGTATTTTGTGCATTTGCAGAAGATGCTTCTGCTTCTGAAGCCCTTGACTCTTGTGCCATTTGTGCTGCTGCAGAAATATCTCCCTGTGTTAAAGCATCTGCTAGACTAATCTGTTGTTTTTGTTGCCCAAGTATTCTTTGATTAATATTTGCTACATCTTCAAGTGCCTTTGCCTGTGCATCATATCTTTCATTAATAGATTCAGCCTGCTTGTCCATTAATGCTAAATCATTAGATAAGTCAGAAGATACTTCTTGTAATGCTGCAATTGGTCTTTCAAAGTCTAATTCAATGCCACGCTCAAGAGCACCGATTTCATTTTGTATTGCCTCAATAGGCCTATCAAACTGTAACTCAATTGTTCTTTGTAGATCGCCTATCTGTTCTTGATAATCTTCAATTTTTCTAGTAATTGTTGTTTCAACATTACGTTGCGCTAAATCTATCTTAGTCTGAATTGCATCAATTTTATCCTGTATCTTATCAACAGCCTCTTGTGCATTCTTAACTTCTTTTTCAGCATTAATAATCTTTGGCTTATATTCACGCTGGGCTGCTCTTTCAAGAAAACCAAATAGTTCATCTGCTTTTCTTTTTAACTCTTCTGCCGCTTTTCCTGGATCAAGAAGAAGATCAAATTTAATATCAATTGCTTCACCAGTTCTGAAAGCATTTAAAGTTTTTTTAATTCTTTCAGTTTTAGTTTCTGCACTAGCAAATGAATCTAGAAAAGACTGCATAAGTGTTGGATTATTTAGAATTGCTTCAACATCTTTTAATGTTCCACCTAATGCCATAACTTGAGGAACCAGTTCAAAGAATCCTTCTTTAAGTTTATTTTCTGTTCCAAGTGAATCTAAAAACCTTGTTATTGCTTCAGACCCTGCACGTTTTTCAATATCTTCCATAAGTGTTTTAACTTGGTTAAGTTGTGTCGTACTGATTTTACCTGTTGCAAGTCCTAATGCAATAACAGAATCTTCAGCATATTTTGTTGCTGTCGCTGCATCAAATCCTGCTTCTTTAAGCATGTCGTATGCAATCTTAGTATTTTTTAATTCTGCTTGTTGTTTTTGTAGTTGTTCAATAGCCAATTGAAAAGCAGACTTTTCTCCACCTGTTCCAGGGGTTGAACCGTTAACTTTGTCTTGTTCTTTTTTAATCTTTTCAAGACTTGAGAACATCTGGTCGTATAGTTTGTTAAGACCGCTAACACCTCTCATTTGTGTCTTATAGTCTGTAGATGCCAACGCTTTTAATATTGGGCTATCTTTTGTAAGTACTCCAGCACTTAGTAGTGCTAGAAGTTGCATCTCTTGTCTTGCGGTAAATAGTGCATCAGTATATTTGTTTACCGATACGCCAAGTTTTTCAAATACCTTTGACAAAAGAAGTTTGCGCTGTGCTTCATCTAGCCCATTTGTTAATGCAAGAACAGTTCCTAGTGTTGCCTCATATGCTTTACCATCA